CCCAACGAAATCAAGTCAATCAAGGCAGCAGGCGGCATTGTGGTGCGAGTCACACGTGGCCCCGAACCTGTGTGGTATGATGCAGCAGTCAGCGTAAATCACGGACCCGATGGCAACTCTAACTGGAGCATCAGCAAAGGCAAGCTGGAACGCAGTAAAATTCATGCCAGCGAATATGCCTGGGCAGGCACCAAGTTTGATGCTGTGCTGGACAACAATTCCACACTAGATCACCTGTATGAGCAGGTCACACGTCTGGTTCAAGATCACCTGGACGCCAAATAGAATCCGTGCGCCGTAGATCCGCAGCACAATTCAAACAAACAGTTTTCAAGTTACGAAGTTCAGTATTGTTGAGATTACCATCAGCATGCAGTACCAATAATTGACTTGAGTGTTTGGCCTTAAACCCGCATTTGTCACATGCGGGTTTTTTCTTGTAGCCTGCTGTTTCCCAACGTGGCTTTCTGCTTTTGATTCCTCTTTGTTTTCTAGCACAGGTCTCACATCTTGTTCGATAGTGGGCTGCACCGTCACGATAATAGTTGACAGCACAAGGTCGTTGATCGCATGCTTTGCATATGGGTCTTTGCATTGGATATTTATACTGAACCTTTGCCAAAGGTTGCTGTAGATGCCACTTTTTTGAATATACCTATAAATATCAGTATGCGATTGCATGGGTACATCGGGTATCCGCAAGCAAATAGATGATAAAAATTTTAGGAGAATAACAATGGCCCTAGTTAGCCCCGGCGTAGAAGTAACAGTTATTGACGAAAGTCAGTATATCCCATCAGCGGTGAACACAGTTCCATACTTTGTGATTGCCACAGCACAGAACAAAGTATCCAGTGACGGCATCACTGTGGCAGCAGGTACCCTTGCTGCCAATGCCAACAAAACATATCTAATTACTAGTCAGCGTGACCTGGCTGCCACATTTGGTGTACCGTTCTTCTACAACACCACAACAGGCACTCCAATCAATGGCTACGAACTCAACGAATATGGCTTGCTTGCAGCTTACTCGTCTCTGGGTGTTACCAACCGTGCGTATATTCAACGTGCTGATGTTGATTTGACAGCTCTCACAGCCAGCTTGACTCGCCCCACAGGCGACCCGGCCAATGGCACATACTGGCTAGATGCTGGTATCAGTACCTGGGGCATCTTTGAGTGGAATCAAGCCACAGCAACCTTTACCAATCAGATTCCTGCAGTGATCACCGATGTTACTGAGGTAGTAGGCGGCAACGGTGTCGATCCCATTGCTGACAATACCCCAGTGGCATCATATGGCAGCATTGGCGATTATGCAATCACAGCAATTGATCAGTATGTGTTTGGTTACTACAAAACCTACCAAAACGTCTGGGTGCAGGTTGGCAGCGATGACTGGAAAACTGCATGGCCTACACTGGTAGGTGCTAACGCTCCTACCAGCCTGACAGTTGGTGCAAACATGTATGTCAATGACATCTTGGTCACTGTTGACGCTACCAACACCGTGCAGGGACTTGCAGCAGTGATCAATGCCAATGCAGGCCTAACCGCCATTGGTGTTACGGCACGTGCAGTGTCAAACCAGTTGTACCTGTATGCCAATTCTCTTTCGTCAAACGACGGCTCAACTCTCAGCAATAATGGTCTAATCACTGTGGATGCAGGTCCTACCAGCGGTGCAGCATTGTTGACCGCCCTGGGAATTGTCACTGGTGAATATGCAGCCCCTGACTACTTTCCAGGATACAGTTACGAACAACCGCGTTGGAGAACCACTGATACCGATGGCGGCCGTCCCACAGGATCTGTATGGCAAAATATCAGCAGTGCCAACAATGGCATGAACTTGAGTGTTAAATCATACAGCACCGCACTGGCCACATTTGTATCACAAAATTGCCCAGTGTATTCTGGTGACAGACTTGCTATCTATGCACTTGATCCATCAGGCGGCGGAAGAAATATTCCAGTTGGCACTACTTATGCAGTGTATGATTCAAGCTTCTACAGTACTACACCACTCAACACATTTGCTTTCCTCCTGCTTGAAAGATATGCAGTTGGTGCGCTGGAAGTTACAGGAACCACTACGCCCACAGGAACAGCATTTGTAGTGGGCAATAGCTTTACTATTGTAGCAACTGAAGCCGGTACAACGACTACCAATACTGGCACGGTCACAATTGGCGGCACAGGAACTGTGGCTGACTTTATTGCAGCAGTTTCAGCAGCTGACATTCCTTTTGTGTCAGCCAGTGTCAACACTGCTGGAAACATTGTGTTTACACACAGCCAAGGTGGCCTAATCAACACAGCCGTGGGCACTGGAACACCGCTGACCACAGCAGGATTCTCTTTGAGCACTCCCAAAGTACGACAAAGAAATGCTGCGATCGCTACAGGACTTACTTTAAGTAACTTTGTGACCACACCACTGTTCACATATACCACCAGCGACACTGCACCTGATCAGGATCCTGTAACTGGACGTCTCTGGTACTACAGCTCAGTAAGTGATGCCGATATCCTGATTCAGGACAATGGAATCTGGCAAGGTTATCAAAACGTAACCAATGATGTTCGTGGTTATGACTTGACATTGTGCAATGCAGCCGGACCAATCATAAGTGCGTCGGCTCCTGTCACACAAACAGACACAGCAGAATCACCACTAGCCTACGGTGACTTGTGGATTGACACTAGCGATCTTGAAAACTATCCCAAGTTGTATCGTTGGGAATCAGTCAGCGGAACTGACCAGTGGGTAGAAATTGACACCACTGACCAGGTATCACAAAGCGGTATCTTGTTTGCCGATGCTCGTTGGGCACCAAACGGAACCACAGATTGTGTAGCGGACCCGTTCCCAAGCATTGTGAGCCTGTTGACTAGCAACTATCTTGATGTTGATGCTCCAGATCCTGCCTTGTATCCACAAGGCATGTTGTTGTTCAACACACGCCGTTCTGGTTACAATGTCAAGAGTTTCCAGGGCAACTACTTCAATACCACATCTACTGCGTTTGCAATTGATGCGTACTCTGCTACCACAGCATACTTGTACAATGATTTTGTAAACTACGACAACGCTGTGTATGTGTGTGTTGTAAATACCACTGCTGGTACAGCACCAACCAATGGCACATACTGGGATCTGTTGAATACCAACACATGGCTCACAGCTAGTGGCAACAAAACTAATGGCAGCATGTGGTCAGGACGTCTGGCACAACGCCAGTTGATTGTGGAAGCACTCAAGGCCGGCATTGACACTAGCACAGCAGCACGTGAAGAACAAAATCAATTCAACTTGATTGCAACACCTGCGTATCCTGAACTGACACCCAACATGATTGCACTCAGCAACGAGCGCAACAACACCTTGTTTGTGGTTGGCGATACGCCAATGAGACTTGGACCCGATGGCAACAGCCTGGTGGCATTTGCTACCAACAACAACGGCCTCGGCTTGGTTACAGAAGATGGCAACTCAGCTACCAGCAATTATGCTGGCGTGTTCTATCCTAGTTGCCGTACCACAGATCTTGGTGGCAACTCAGTTGTTCAACCGCCAAGCCACATGATGGTTCGTACAATTCTGCGCAGTGATGCTGCCAGCTATCCATGGTTTGCACCAGCTGGTACACGCCGTGGTGTGATTGACAATGCCAGCGCAATTGGTTATATCAATGCTGCAACAGGTGAGTTTGAACAGATTGGCGTGAGTCAAAGTGTTCGCGATATCTTGTATGAACGCAACATTAACCCAATTACGTTTATCCCAGGTATTGGTATCACAAACTTTGGCAACAAGACCAGTACTGTAACAACTACTGCACTTGATCGTATCAACGTGGCCCGACTGGTTGCATTCTTGCGTGGACGTCTTGAAGAGATTGGTAAACTGTTCTTGTTTGAGCCAAATGATCAGATCACACGCAATGAGATCAGTAATACTTGCAACAGCCTGATGATTGACTTGGTTGCCAAGCGAGCTATCTATGACTACCTGGTGGTTTGCGACGGCAGCAACAATACTCCTGCTCGAATTGACAGAAACGAACTGTGGGTTGATATTGCTATCGAACCTGTCAAGGCAATTGAATTTATTTACATTCCATTGCGTATCAAGAACACCGGTGAAATCGCTGGTGGATCTGGCGGATAATAATGAAACAGGTGACTGATTTGTCAGTCACCTTTTCAGGTAAATAAACATATAGGAGATTACAAATGGCAGTTTCATCATTACAGCGCATGACAGTACCACTAGCTAGCGATCAAAGCGCCAGCGCACAGGGCCTGTTGATGCCCAAACTCAAATATCGCTTTAGAGTGATGTTTGAAAACTTCGGCGTTTCAAAACCCACAACAGAATTAACCAAACAAGTGGTCAGCGTTGCTAGACCCAACTTGACATTTGAAGAAATCACATTACCGATCTACAACTCAACACTGAAGTTGGCCGGCCGTCATTCCTGGGCAGACGTTGCTTGTTCAGTGCGCGATGATGCATCAAACAGTGTTTCCAAGCTGATTGGCGAACAAATGCAAAAGCAAATGGACTTTTTAGAAATGGCATCGGCTGCTTCGGGCATCGACTACAAGTTCCTGACCAAGATTGAAATACTGGACGGCGGTAACGGCGCTGCAACACCTGTGGTACTAGAAGCCTGGGAATTGTACGGTTGCTACCTTAAAGGCGCTGACTACGGCGAATTGAATTATGGCACCAATGAAGGTGTAACAGTCAACATGACCATTGCGTATGACAATGCTGCACAACTTGGACCCAACAGTCTAGACATCAGCGGTATTGGTGGCGTGATTGGTAGAACCATTGGCGACGTTGTGACAGGTGCTGGCCAAGGCGCATAATAATGCCAACATTTGGCCAAGAATTCTTCAAGGGATTCACCGCGGCGGATAGCTTGCGTGATTATACTCACGCAAGCA